CCTGTTGGTAGAACCACGTTACGGCCTTCTCGTTCAGCGCATTCGTTAACGTGCTGACCGCTGCGATCATATCCCGTGACGATGGTCTTATTACGGAACCCTTCATCTTCCAGGTATCGGCGATCCGCTCCACTAACACGTCGACTCCGTTCCGTCCGTCTATGACTACGCAGGAAGCCTTCTGATATCGTGCGTTTAGCCAGTCCGCTAACCAGCTGATGCCCTGCCCTGTCGGTCTCAGTTCAATCAAGCTGATACGAGCCGGGCCGTCTGCCGGTATGACCGCTCCACATAAGGCAACAGTCGAACCGTCTGCACTGAATTTGACCCCGTACGCTGTCTTGCCTTCGGGTTTCGGCTCTTCGGATCTGCAAGCGTCCCAAACGTCTGCGGGTATGGCGTAATCCACTTCATGCTCCACTATGGGAGTCCACCATCCGAGACGCTCACGGGCGAATCCGTCAAGCCTCATCGTTTCGTATTCGTTTTCGACTGTCCGTTCCGCTATCCTGTAGCCCATTGCTGGATTTGTCTTGTATGCGAGTTCTATCGCCGTAGCCTTGTCCGGTATGGCTTTCACAAGATCGTCCGTTTCTATGCCCCACTCGAGCCACCAAAGGGCAGGATCTGCGTCGGTATGTGCAGAACCATGCATCTGTTTGAAGACGGTTCCGTTGCAAGTGGGGCCCGGAGGAGTCCCGATATATATTTGCTGTGGCATCAGTGAGGCGTCTTGCGCGTCAGACGAAGCGGACACAGTTGGGAGCATTCCCTCTTGCTGGTCGCTGGTCAACTCTTGCGCCTCATCTATTACGATTACGGAGTAAGTTCCTCCTCTTGCTCCGCTGTTCGTCCTTGTTGCAAATTCTATGCAGCCGCCTTTGTGTATTTTGCCCTCCTCGTCTTTCCAGTCCTTAAAATAAAAGCCCTCATATCCACGGGCGTGGCTGATGCTTTTTATATCAGCTGCAAAGTCCGGGAATCTTTCAGGGCTTTCAAAAAGGTCGCATAGGGCCATAAACATCTTTTTAGTTGTCGAGCTGTGATGCGCTGAGTATAAAACATCTCTGTGCTCAAATACGGCCATATAAGCAGCATAGTACCGCGCTGCATAGCTTTTGCCGTTTTGCCTCGGCTTTGATATCCCAATAGTCGAAGCTGCCGGGGACCCGTCGCCGTTTCTCGCCAGCATCAGCCTGAGCTCATACTGCTGCGACGGGTAGAACGTTGCTCCACCGTCTTCCGCAAACATTTCTGCGACATCTTCACTAATAGAATAGGCATAATCCCCTACGCGTTCGAACGTTGGGAACTGATTACCTGTTTTCATGCTTCTTCTTCAGACGGTCGTGCTTTGATTCTTTCATAGCAGCGGGATTTGGAAGGGCTTCAAGCTCCGCCATAACTTCCATTAACCTCTTTGAATTGGCAGCCATATCTCTCCCGCTCTCACAGTTTTCTATTGTTTCCGCCAGCTTGTCGCGTAAGGCGATCAGCGTGGCGCGCTTATCTCCGCTCTGTGCGGCTTCTAATAAGCCCATCATTTCGCCTCCGTTTTGCTGTATTCTGCTAAGATTTCCATGATTACCGCCTTCCGTAATCTGCCTATTAAAAAGGCCCGGAAGGGAGTAGGCACCTCCCGTGTCGCGTTGCAATCGCTATCCGAGCCATGATATTCAGATGTGGAAAAATGCTTTCGGCCTGTGCGGCGCTGGACCCGTGGCTTCGCGCCGTGGCCGGGGGTAGGGGTACCCTCCCCACCGTCACCAGTCGCCATCTTTTACGTTTGCTATATTGATTATTTTTCGGCCTTCTAATTCCGGCACCTTGTCGCTCTTCCTTGCGTTGCAGATCCAGTGCGCCGGCTGCAGGTTGCTCCAGTCCTGAGCTGCTTGTTCCGGTGAATCATAACCGAACAGTTTCCACTTGCTTACCGGATGGATCTCATCTATTACGAAGCTGAGCGGATGCTGTGCGTTCGAAGGTTCGTCGTAGTGTATCGGTCCGAGCCTGCCCTGGCATATACCGCACGGAAGCCCCATGGCTTTCAGTCGTGCCCGGTGTTTCCGTCTTGTATTGCCGTTGGCGTAGCGTGGATTAGTTTTACTCATCGTTTCAAATAAAAAGAACGGAGCTGCCTTGTTCCGTTCTCTTTGGGGATTGATGGATGTTGAAAGAGGCCCGCGCTGGAGTCTAACCAGTGTTGCACGACCGTCGGGCCATGTTCGCCGGATTGCTCCGGCTTGGAGTGATTCGCTTGCCATTTCTGACACTATCATCGTAGCATATAAGAGTGTCTCATTCTATCACATTCTGCAGTTCGAGAAGGACCGCTCCGTGGAGTCTGTGAACGTGCTGGAGCGAATAGTGAACAGATTCAGCCACATCGTCCCAGTTCTTCAGGTTGATATATCGCTCGTACAGGATCTGCCCCTCGATGCCCGGGACGTTCCAGATCACGTCGAATACTTCCTGACGTTTCTTCATCGCATAGATCTGAGCTTCCTTGTACTCCTCCGCCTTCTCCGCTAAGCGTATCGCCTGCAGTTCGACCGTCTTGCTTATGTTCGTACCATGTGGCATCCCGTCGTTATCAGCCGGTGACTTTATGTTCCCGATCCGTTCGACTTCTTCCTGATATTCCTTTTTTAATCGTTCGGCTTGCCTTTCAGCTTCACCGTACTGTTTTAAAAATTCTTTTACCGTCATCTCTTATCCGCTTCTTTTGCTACCGTCATCAATGCGACCAGGATAAACCCGAACACCGCTCCGAATATCGCTCCTGCTATGAATTGAATCATCTCATTCCTCCGCTTCTAAAAAATACATTTTGTATGTTTTTTAAGTTTCCGCTTCTAATATCGTAGGTGCGTTGTGTATTATTTTTTTGACTTGCTCATCATCTAAAAGATTACAGTTTCTGCAATTTTCAAACATATCAACGCTTGTTGATGGTATGTCTATTTTGCCCACATCTTTTATATCTCCGTGTCCTTTCGGGATCTGAATGGCTTCGGCTTCTTTTGGTAACCAATACTTATATGACACTATATCCCCATCGTGGAATATCGCTAATGTTATTTCCTCTCCCTCTTTCGGCAAATCAATCCCTTTCAGTATTAGACTCATCGTTTCTCCTTTCTCCGTACCACTCGGTATTTCTTTCATAAAAGTCCCTTGCGTTTCGTCTGCAAATTATACAAGGGAACTCCCACGGCTGACGGTCTTCGTACTTGCACATATCACATCCGTCTGCTTCTTCTCGCTCTTTTCTGTGGACGAGTTGATAATCATCGTATGTCATTCGCTTCTCCTTTCAGTTGTTGCGTTTTTTACAACGACTCAGGTATTATTTGCCCGTTCCCCGTAGTTGCAGAAACCGTCACTATTCACTAAGTAGTGATGAAAATGCACCTTGCACCATAGAGTGCCTTCGTATTGCTCGTCTATATATGACCACTTACATTCCCCACAAGTTACGATGTCGATTAGTGGGCAATCTGTTCGCCTTGTATCAAATTGGTTTATATCATCGTGAAGAATAACGCACTCCCACCATTCATAACTACCGCCCTCAAGATTATAATTAAATTCACATTCTCCACAACTCTTTGGCATATCTTTGTTCTTGATATATACTCCCATATCATTCTCCTTTACTTATAATCTTCCCAATCCGTTGAATGAAATATCCATTTTGCGTTCACCCATCTTTGAAGTCTTTTGATCTCTTTCGGTGCGTGAGGCTTGTCGAATATCATCACATACGGATCATATTCAAGTTCTTTCAGTTTATAAATTCGCTCAAGGTCTTGCTCGATCGTGGTGTTGAAGTTTACAAGGACATATACTTCTAATCGTCTGCGGTCATACTTGAGCAATGGTCTAATCGCCTTTAACTTCTCATAAGTTTTCATCTCGTAGTTGTCCCAAGCGAAGTGAATCATATCGACTCGCATTTGATTTAGTTGTTCCGCTCCCTTATCGGTGAGCATTCTCACATCTATGCCTTGATTAAATTCTATCTTTGCCTTTGTGCTTATAAGTTCATCGAACAGTTTTTCGCATTCCTTTGAAGCGGTTATGTTCGGATCAAGTAGTACGATGTTTTTCTCGCCTTGCCAAAATTCGCTTAAATCTGCGACTTGATGAGACTTCAACCCCTCTTTATCCCCTACGATACAGAACGGGCAATGTCTCGGACATCCTCTTGTCAAATATCCGTATGCCTTGTCCTTGATGCCGTATAGGGAATAATCGGGACGGATATGTTCGACTTCATCGGGAAGGACGGATTTTATATCATATCCGTTGCCCCCCTTTATTATCTCGTCCGCATTCACTACCCATTCAAACGGCTTCGTGTATGTGTCATCGAACACTTTGCTTTGATAGACTCGGTCATAATGCAGAAGCCCATTCCACATCTCGACTTGATCGCCTTGGCTCTTATGGTATGCAGATAATTTCATAAGTGCAAGATTCGGGAAGTTATGAGAATCAACATCTATTAGACCGATTACTCCCATATCATTCTCCTATCGAAAACCAATTTCCTTGACTATCTTGTAATATCCTCTTGTTGCAGTATCTGCACCTTGATGTGAATGAACATCCATCGAACCCTACCACGCCATTAGGTTGATGCCATCCAAGGACGTTGCAAAGGAATCGTCTTATTACTCCCATATCATTCTCCTTCCTTGAAATATTTGCAAGGTCTATCGTTTGGGTCGTGTTCTTCTTCGCAAGTAATCGCATATATTAAGTGAGTGTAATCCCAATAAACATCAGTACAATGGTCGCAGAAAACACAATCTTTATCGTTATTGCAATTGATCCATATACCGCCTTTAGGATGTATAGCATCTTCAAGGAAATATTCTCTTGCTATTGGTTTCTCCTTATAGATCATCGTCAAATTCTTCCCATTTGTTTTCGGTTTTCAGCGTCATCTGTATCTGTCCAGCTTCTTCCCAGTTACCGCAGATATATCCGCTCCGTCCGCAGTCTTCTCCGAACCGTTTGCAATTGTCGCAAGTCGGCTTGTCTCCGAAGCTGGTGAGTTCCGGCAACCACGGGAATATCCTCATGTCATATCCTCCATATAAACTGTGTAAGTATCAGTCTCG